AAAGGTAGTTTTTTTAAGTTAGATTTTTACGACAGTAATATATCAGAAACTCAAACAATTTTATTAAGTGTTATTATACCAACACAACAAGGATTAAAAGAACCGGGAACTATTGGACCACCACTTAACCAAACACAAGTAGAGGTTAAAAAACCAAAATTTGTTTTAGATTATAGTGGGGCAGATAAAGAAGGGTTTTATATATATTGGTTGAAAGATAGAAGTTATCTTGATGTTAATCAATTTTATGTAAGTGCAAAGTTTTTTAATGCGAAAAAAGGTCAGTTTGTTAGATTAATTAATACCCCACAGGTTAGTTTTGTTGGAAACAATAGATTTAATATAGATAAAACAGAATATTTTTACTACAAGTATGTGCTCAATTATTCAACAAATCAATATGAGGTCTATACTTACGATAATACAATAGGAAACACTCAGAGGGTTGGTACAACAACACCCATAACTTGGTATGAATATGTAAACCCATAATGGAATCAGAAAGACTAAATTTAATAATATCACCTGAAGTACTACGTGGAGACTTATTTACTTTAAATTATGATGGAACATCATTTGGGGTATATTCAGGTATGTCACAAGTACTTAGTAGTGGAGAGAACGGTAGTTCCATTCTTACTGGGTTGACCATACCTATATTATTTACTGAAACTTTTAATGATTTAGGGTTTTATGATGAATTTGATGGGCTTATAGACCAACAAGACACCATAAATAATTTTTTTATCTCAGGTAATACAGTATCTCCTTATGAAGTTGTTTTATATAATAGTGCTGGATTCACAAATAACAATTATTTGGCTCTTTCTAACTATAATATTGAATGGGGCGACGGATCAAGCGCAAGTACTGTAAATGTAAAACAAAATACACAAGTTCACTATTATTCACCAACACCTCAAACATATACAATTAAAATGACCCAAAATAACATTTGGGGAACAACAGAAATTATTAAACAAGTTACAGTACCATTCACAGGTGTTACTGTAGATAATATTCTTGGTAATGTGACTTTTACACAACAAGGAGGTAAATGGTCGGGTATTCCTCTAAATTATAATTATATATTTACAGGTGATAGCAACAATAATGTTTCGTCGCACTATTCAAGTAACTATACACAAGTACCATTTATTGTTTCAGGTTTTACAAATTCTAAATTAAATAGTTTAAAAAGATGGGGACCTAACCCATTTACGGTTGGTTATGTGATGAATGTGGGTAAAAATAATATTGGATATGTTGAAGAGATAACAACAGACTATACCGCATACACTATAAATGATGTAAGTTATTTAGATTTTAATAACAAAAAAACAATATTTTATGTAAATTCTTCTGGATTTACTTCTATAGATTTGATAGCGTCGGGATTAACTAAGAATGAACTATTACTTGACTTTGTTTTTGATCCTGAAATAAGATCGGACGTATATGTGGAAAGAGGTAAATATTCAGGATTTGAACAACTACAAAGATTAGGCGAAGTGGATAATATAGGTGATTTGATAAGATACGGTTACGGATTTTTCAAAATAAAAACAACATAAAAAACTCAATAAACTCTATTTATAAATAAAAAGACATGGCATTAGGCTCATATGGAATAGTAAGACCCGCAGACGTTTCACCACAGGATGTTGAAATTATCTTAAACTACACCCCCTCAAGGGATGTAACTAACGAATTTGTATTAAAAAAGTTAGACAGTACAAGTATTTTAACACCTTATTTTCATAACTCAGACACTGGTGGAAACGCTAATGTTGAAATTTTAGGTGGACTATATAACTTAAAATTACCCGCTAATGAGTTTAACAAAATAGGAATTTATACTTTATATATTAGACCTGCGGAAATTAGAATGAGAATTGAAGATTGTGGGGTATTATCCGCACTCCCAACAGTAAAAGGTATTGTTTTAAACTTAAATAATGTACCACAAGAATTTAGAAATAAATTTACAAATCAAGGACTTGTTGGTTATAGGGTTGAATATTTAAATTCTGACGGCACAAAAATACCAAACTTTTATAGAATTATAACCTCATCATTTTTCTGTGAACCAATCATTACCGATCAAGTTAACACTTCTCAAAAAGTTATTAGATATAGGTATTTAGAAAATGCTAGTGACTTATTATTTTGTACACTTTCACCTTCATCGGCACCAACAAACAAACCTAACGCTACACCATTTATCGGACAACCAAACCAAAGAATTATTATAACCAATACTTTTTTTAACCCAATTACGATAGACATTCAAATGGCGGAACATGATATTGATACTTTGGCAATTGCTCTTTATGGAAATCAAACTAAGAGTATCGATGATGGTATTTACACACTTTATGATAGCGCAAATAATATCTATAAACAATACAACTTATTTGAGATTAGAGATAACTTTAATGAGTTACTATATGAAGTAAGACAAGATAGAGGTACGAATATAGACTTTAGTAAAAACTTTACAAATATTATTAGTTAATGGCAAAAACTAAATTTATATGTCCGCCACCCGCTGCGGTTGGTTCTAGTACGTTTTCCGACGACTTGGTTGGTTTACAGTTAGTTGCTGGCGGAGGACTAACACTTGGAAATTTTCAATTTACAACCGCAATAACAGGTAGAAATAATAGAACATTTACAACAGGGGTTTTTTCTGATCCGATTAATTTGGAAAATTTAAATATACCCACAATAGAACAAGCCAAGTTAATAATACAAAAAAATTTCCAAGTTTACCCCAACTTTGATTTGTCACAAATGACAAGTTTTTCATTGTATGGGTCATTACAAAAAAGGTTGGCGAGTTCAATAACAAAAATAATTAATTATTTCCCCGCTGGAATCCAAGTCAATTCAAAAAATTTAATTTTACAAACAGGAAACACCGCATTTAATATAGTGTACGACCAAACTGAGGATGAAACATCATTTGAAGTTGATGTTACCCTTATGAATAACCCTTTTGATATTGATTATTCTGTAAATGCGTTAAGAAATATACAAAATAGACCTATGACTGTTTCTAGATACAGAAATATTACAGATAATTTTACTGATTTTTCTTTATATGTAGATACATTAAATACTGAATATAATATTGTTGATTTTGAACCATCTGACACATTAACAGGAGGGACAGTGATTGTTACAGTAAAGGGAAAACCATTTACCTCAACCACAACCACAACAAAAATATTATTAAAACCAAACAATTTGGTGACCGAAAAAATATTTCAAGATGATTTTGATGAGGTGGAGGATTTTTTATTAAATAGGAAAACTAATCCAATATATACAACAACATTCAGATATCCTGATTATGATTCTGACAATAACTATGTGATGTTTGTAAATGATATAACATGGACTTTAGATGGTTTTTGGAATTTAGATATTAGAAGTTCTAAATTTGACACATATTTGGAAACAATAAATAGAATTGCCGAAAATCTAGACAATTATAAAACAAACCTTATTAGTAGGTTTTTAGTGTCGGGGTCTATCAAAGAGTTTGATACATCTGATCAAAAAGTAGAAAAAGTATTACAATTATACGGTAGAAATTTTGATGAGGTTAAAAAGTTTATCGATTCTTTAACCAATATGATTTCAGTGAATTATATTGTTGGAAACGACATACCATCACAATTATTGTCTAATCTTGCAAAAACTTTAGGTTTTGACACTAAAATTTCACCAATAACTAATGATTCTTTATTGGATACTATTTTTGCCACTACGAATACCGTAATATATCCTGGACAAAGTAAACAACAAACACCTGCTGAACTTAATTTTCAATTTTATAGAAACATTATATTAAATGCTGGTGAGTTGTTTAGGTCTAAAGGAACAAGAAAATCTATAGAATATATTTTAAGAATGGTAGGGGCTCCTGAAGCGTTGATTGAGTTTAATGAGTATATATACATTGCTGACCAAAAAATCTCAGTAGATGAATTTTATGAAAAATACGCTCAACTTTCAGGAGGAACACAATATGTTTCCCAACCATCATATTTAACAAGTAACATTTTTAGTATTCAGGGTGTACAATATACTGGGTTTACTGCGACAGGGAGTCTAAGACAGACTAATCTAGATTTGATATATTATCCAATCAATTTAAATAATGGTTATCCTGAAACTCCAT